ACTTTCTGCTAGAGCTTGGGACAGACCCAAAGGTCGGTCGATGTCTGCTGGAATAGACTGGGAAGACCATGTTGGTCGCAGGGCAAAAGTCCTAGAGCAGTTTCAGAACTTCAATCCGGACGTTGAATAAATGGACATCGTAAAACTATTCAGCGTCTCTCAGGGGATGTCTGCGATACAAAGGTATTCGCAACTCCACCTGTTAAAGAGCGAATCAGTAATGGAGCACACAGGTTTCGTGTGCCTCTTTACTTATACTTTGTGCGAGGAGATAAACTCAGCCTCCGCTCCCAATGATAAGCTAGATGTTGGCATGGCTCTGCAAAAAGCAATCGTGCATGATATCGATGAAGTTATAACAGGCGATATCCCGAGACCAACCAAGTATTACAGCGACGAGTCTGTTGCTGTATTTAAAAAGATAGCGGAAGCTGGCATTGACCAGATAATTAATGAGTTGAGAATAAACAGCAGAAACATGAAGACCAACTGGGAACAGTCTAAGGCTGGGAAGGAAGGTATGATTGTTGCGTTGGCTGATTTGTCCTCGGTAATATACAAGCTCTGGGAAGAGATATTAATGCTTGGCAACAAGAAACTTTTCCGACAAGCTAATGAAGTCAAGAATTTTTTAGGAGACTTTCAAGATAAAATAACGGATGGAGGTTGGTTTGACCCAGCGCAAAAGCATATTATTGACGTTGCTTTAGATCAGCTTTATACAATACTCAATGAAATTTCTAAATCCTCCGACCCAATACACGGAACATTTAAAACATTTGAAGTCGATACAATGGTACATCATAGATGAAAGGAAAAAATATGGCACACCACAAAACAAAATATGATCAGGAATTTGTTAATAGAGTTCACGAGATGAAAGCCTTAACATTCAAGCACTCTGAAATTGCCAAAGAGCTGAATATAAAAGAACCAGCTGTTGCTTACATTATTAAAAATAGAACCTATGAAAAAACTTCACCCATGGATGTTGTTATGGAAGTTTTCCATGAGGAAGATGAGAAGCCGAGCCTTTGGCAGAGAGTAAAAAAGAAGCTAAAGTTTTGGCAAAAATAAACTTTATTTTTTAGCCGAAAAGGTTTAAAGTTCTAATATTGAGAAAGGAAGTTTAATGAATATTTTTTACTTGGACACTAGTCCGAAAGAGTCAGCTATAATGCATTGCGATAAGCATTGCGTCAAGATGATACTCGAAACTGCGCAACTTCTTTGCACTGCGCACCGAGAGTTAGACGGAGACTATTGGGCTGATAAGGTTGGCTTGTATAAGTCGACCCACAAGAACCATCCATCAGCAGTTTGGGTGCGGGAAAGCTCCGCTCACTATTGGTGGGCACTAGCATTATTTGTGCACCTGTGTAAAGAATACACAGCTCGTTATGGCAAAACTCACAAAAGCTCAGAGATGATGCAGCTATTTGGCATCGCACCTATGAATATAAAAGAGGTTGGCTTTACTGAGCCACCCCAGTGCATGCCTGATGAGTATAAGTGCGAGAGCACAACCGAAGCATATCGCAATTATTATTTAGGCGAGAAGATGGGTTTCGCAAAGTGGAACTACACTCCAACTCCGGAGTGGGTGTATGCTTAAAATAAGAGGAAACGACATAGAGCTTAACGACAAAAAAGTTGCTAGGCTCTTCGACCTTAACACCTTCGACAGAAGAGACCTAGAAAGTCTTTTCGACAAGGCTAACAATTATGAGCGAGATGTTCGCAGTTCGTACGAGAATGGGAGATATGAGAGTAATGAGCGATCTTAAAACAATTGGAGATGTTGCTAGAAAACATCGCAGGAATAAGTCACCCATCGATTGCATGGAAGATGCTCTAGAAACTTTCAAGGAGCGCAATAAAATCTATGGGGATAATTACCATAGACATGGCAAAGTGATGATGGCTTTATTCCCCAAAGGAGTTACTCTTGAAACTGAGAAGGAATGGAACAGGTTCGGCATTGTAAATATGATTGTTGCCAAGCTCACTCGCTATTCCGAGAACTGGCCAGGATCGCATGAGGACTCAGTTCATGACATGGGTGTTTATTCTTTTATGTTGCAATCCTTAGACAACGAGGATAAAGAATGATTATATTCGATCTTGAAACAACAGGCTTGCCCAAGGCTGAAGGTTCTGACCTAGACCTGCAACCTAAAATAATCGAGTTCGGTGCTATAAAGTACAACGACGATCTTATCCACAAAGGACAGATGCAAGAGCAACAAAGGCTGGAATTCTTTTGCAATCCTGGACACTTGCTCGATCCTAAGATAATAAAGATCACAGGAATAACCGACGAGATGCTTAAAGACGAAAAGCCATTCATAACTAAGCTCGAAGAGCTGACGGACTTTTTCCTAGGCGAAAGGCACATCGTTGCACACAACTTGCCTTTTGACCGAAAGGTTTTAAGGTTCGAGCTAGAAAGGCTTGACAAAGTTACTAAGTTCCCTTGGCCACCTAATCATATCTGCACAGTTGAAATAGGGCAAAAGGTCTGGGGCAAGATGCGTAAACTTGGCGATATTTACGAAGAGCTTTTCGACGAGAAGATAGAAGGTGCCCACCGATCAATAAATGATGTTGAAGCAACTGCCAAAATTGTAAACTGGTATATTGAGAAAGGCGAGATATAATGGCAAATTGGAGGCAAAAGGTTGTTGACTGGGATGCAGAGAATGCTAATTGGGGTGGTGAAAAAGAGCTCAATAGAGCAATATTTGATGCAAAGCAAAACATAAAAAATTTAGAATTATATGGTTGTGGTGGAAATATTTTAGATCTTGGATCAAATGTGGGTGAATTTGCAATAAATGCATCCAAACAATTCGATAATGTTTTCTGTTATGAGGCACACCCATTGTCTTATAAAGTTTCTTTAGAAAGAACAGTTGATATCAAGAATATAGAGATATTTAACAATCCTGTTTGGGATGTTTGTGGTAAAAATCTTTTTATATCTACTCCTGAAAATTCAACTGGAGTAACAGTAAGAGAAAGGAAATTTTACCCGAATAGAAAAGAAAATTATTATGTTAATAAATCATCTGTTTCTTTTTCATCTTTGCTTGAAAAACATAAGCCAAGAGTTGTAAAAGTAGATATAGAGGGTTCTGAGTATAGCATACTTCCAAGCATAAAGTTTAATGAAAATTTACAATTTATCTCTATAGAATTCCACCAACCTTTTAAATCTCCAGGAAGGTGTTCTAATTTCGATAGAATAATAGAAAATCTGCACTCTCAAGATTTTTTTGAACTTAAAAAATATGAAAAAGAAAGAAAGAATAATGTAATGCATTTTATATTAACTTTCAAAAAACAAGGAGAAATATAATGGCAATTGGACTGATAGGTTTCGTTATTAGTTATGCAATTATTGCGGTGATTATGTAATGCTGCACATAAGAGCTCGCACAGAATATTCTTTCCGCAAAGCATATGGACCAATCTCTAGCATAATCGAGGCTGATGGAGATGCAATAGGGATAGCTGACATAGGAACTTGGGGTCATGTTCCTTTCAGCAATGCTTGTAAAAAGGCTGGAAAGAAACCAATATTCGGAGCTGAGATCGCAGTTGTAATTGACTCCACCGACCGCTCTAAACAGACCGCAAACATGATGGCTTTTATTGCTAAGAACAATGAAGGATTGTCCGAGGTTTATGACCTCGTAACAAAAAGCACGAGCAAGGAAAATTTTTATTATTTCCCGAGGCTAAGTTATTCTGACCTTTTCGACATATCGGAAAATGTAATTATTCTCAGTGGCACACACCCAGAGTGGGGACTGCTTCCTTTGACCAGAAAAGACGATCTTTATATCGAGATAAATCCGATGAGTTCTAAGAAGGCTCTGGACTTTTGCGAGCAAAAAGGATTTAAACCAGTAGCAACCTCCGACAACTTTTATCCTAAAGTTGGTGACCGAAAGGCTTATGAGGTTCTAGTTGGCATGAATAGGATGGAACGAACCAAGCCAATGC